CCGATATACAGAAAGGACGAGGACGGGCGCGAGTATTACGTAGTATTTGACTCGGATGCCATACGTAAGATAGCTTACAAGTTTATGAAAGAAGGCAAGACCAACGCAACTAACTTAGACCACACAACGGACGTAGAAGGCGTGTTTATGTTTGAATCTTTCCTAATTGACGAAATGAAACCAACGCCTAAAGGTTTCGATAAAGCACCGAACGGCTCTTGGTTCGTAAGCTACAAGGTCGACAACGATGAGGTTTGGGCGCAAGTAAAGGACGGCACTTTCAAAGGTTTCTCAGTCGAGGGAGTGTTCAGCGAGAGCCGACAAATGGACGTAGACAAGATGATAATTGAGGAGGTGGAGAAAGCACTACGGGCATAGCCAAGTGGCACACCTTCCAAGAATTGCTATTTACTAAAAAAACACGCATGAACATTTCAGAACTTGTAGGGTCAAAATTGCCCGAAATCAAGAAACTACTTTTTAGCGATACAACCGAAGAGGCTTTCGTTGATGCTAAACTTGTGGACGGTACTATCGTCCGAGTTGAACCAGCTTTGGAAATCGGTGCATCTGTTGCCGTTGTAGGTGAGGATGCTGAAGTAGTACCAGCTCCAGATGGAGAGCACGAACTTGAGTCAGGTGAAATCGTAAGAACTGAAGGCGGTGTTATCGTTGAGATTCTTGAGCCTGAAGTAGAAGAGGAAGCAGGAGAGGAGAAAGAGGAAGAAATGGCTGCTGAGGAAGAAGTTGCTGCATTTGACCCTGAGGCGTTCAAGTTGGACATCATGGATTCAGTTGCCACTCTAATTCAGTCAGAGGTTGCCAAGTTTGCAAAGACTGAAAAAGTAAGCGACATAGAGAAAGCTGTTGGTCTGATCACCGACATCGTTGAGAAGATGGCAGCTACTCCAAAGGAAGAGCCAACCAAAAAAGTACCAAACCCTTTTAATAAAGGAACTAACTATGCCGAAATCGCTGAGAAGATGAGAGCGGCTATTACAAAGAAATAAACCAAAAAACATTATACTAAAATGGGATTTTCACCATCACCACTAACAAGCGGACTTCAGGCTTACATTGAAGAACAGAATTTTCCGCTAATTGCTAAAGCACTAACTTCTTCGCCAACTATGGCGATTGCCCAAAAACAAGTTGGAGTCAAGGGAAAGAGTGCTATCAACTTAGCTGACATTGATATTAATTTCCAAGATGGAAGCGGATGTGCTTGGAACGAAGATGGAGACATCACTCTAACGCAGAGATTCATAGACCCAGCTAAACTTAAGTTGAACATGGAGTTCTGCCCAAAGGAACTTGAAGCAGTTTACCTTAGAACTCAACTACCTTCAGGAGCGCATTACGAAACAATTCCTTTCGAGGAGTTCTTCTCTAACTACCTTGTTGAGAAGATTGCTGCTGAGTTGGAGAAGATGATTTGGAAATCTGTAAACGGGGCAACCAAAACTTCTACTCTTCCTAACGGAACAGGCAACTACCAATTCTTCAACGGTTTCCGTGATGCCATTCTTGGCGCATCTTACATTGATGCGAATACTGCTTCTTACGTTGATTCTACTGTTCTATCAACAGCATTGAACGCTGGAAACATGATAGAGGCAGTTCAAAGAGTTTATGCTGCGGCTGCTGATGCAGTTATCGAAAATGATGATGCTGTTGTATTCGTAGGTGCTGACAAGTTCAGAGAATTGGCTATTGCCATTCAAAACGGAATGGGTCTTGCAACCGCTGGAGGGCAACTTCAAGGTTACCAAACTGAAATGGGTTCTTTGTCAATGTTGTTTCCGGGTACTAACTTGAGGATTCAAGCAACAAGCGGACTAACTGCTGTGAACGATGTTTACCTTGCACGTACCAGCAATATGTATGTGGGCGTTGACTTGGATTCTGATGCAAGTTCAATAATGAGTTGGTATAGTATGGATGATCGTGTCTTCAGAATTGCGGTTGAATTGACAGTAGGCGCACAGGTTGCGTTCCCTGACCAAATTTCTGTTGTATCTCTTTAATCTAATCGGGGCGGCTTTCGAGTCGCCCCTTCACTCTAAAAACTAAAAACATGGCATATACTGGATGCGCACTCAGCTACTCATATGACCTCGATTGCCGCGATGCTGTTGGAGGGGTGAAGAGTGTTAGATTTGCGAACCTTGCTGACTATCTTGCACTAAACCCTGTCGCTCCTGCTGGAATTGTTACATCAATCACAGGAACGCCTACATTCTACAAGTACGAGCAGCTAAAGGAAACTTCCTCGTTGACCGAAACCATTAACGGCAACAGTCAGAACGGTACTGTTTACTTCACGCCTGAGTTGGTTGTAGTGCTTTCAAAATTGGATGTTGATAAGCGCAACGAAATCAAGGTATTGGCTCAACAAAGACTTGTGGCTATCGTAGAAACTAACGATGGTACTTACTGGGTTGTTGGTTACCAAAATGGTCTTGAACTCAACGCTGGAACTTCTGCAACGGGTACGGCTTTTGCGGATCTAAGCGGTTACAGTTTGACATTCTCGGGACTCGAAGCTGAACCGATGGTTGAGATTGATGCCGCAGACGTAACTGCGATTACAAACTAATTCGTATCTTCACACTTTCTCTTTTTCATTGTTCTGTTGAAAGGGGGTCGGCTAACGCTGACCCTTTTTCGTTTGGCACAATTTCGTCTTTTTGCTATTTAAATAAAAACAAGCATGGCATCGACCGTAACACCAGCAACCGCAACGGTTCAAATTGTAGAAAGTCTAACACTCGGAGGAGTGGACAGAGGCGGCACTCATACGCGCACGATTAACAATATCGCAGAAGCTGACCGTAGAGTTATGACCGTTGACTCGGCTAATGAGATAGACATTATCGAACTGAACACCAACAACGGACAAGGCAAGTTCGTACGTTCATCTGTTAAGTACATCCGCATCACTAACTTGGATAACACTAACTTCATTCGTGTAAGATTCAAAAAGAGCGGAGGCGCAACCGCAGATGTAAAGGTTGATGCTGGAGCCACCTTCATGCTATCAACTGGCTCGATGGATGCAGATGCTACACCCGGAGCATTCAGTGCATTTGTGGACATTGACAACATCAGTGCACAAGCTGACACGGCAGACGTAGACATCGAATACGTTGTTTTAGCAGTTTGATCAACATCGAACGAAATAGCGCAAACGAGATAGCTTTGACCCTGACTGAAAAGGGAACGGCTGCTTACTACCTGTTCAAGTTCCAAAGCGACAACACGGAGGCGGTGGAGTACTGCATTGCTACGGATTCAAGTAGCTACCCTGAGCGGTTTAATAAGTTCACCATCACAGAACAGACAAGCCCGGACAACCTGAACGCAGAGGTGGAATTTCCAACAGAGGGACAATGGCGATACTTCGTTTACGCTAACTCTTCCGCGACCAATTTAGACCCGACTGGATTGACCGAATTAGAATCTGGAATTGTGAAAGTAACGGGAACTCAAACACCAGTAACCACCTACTCAGGCGGCAACTCAAACTATGTAGTGTATGGCTCTTAAAATTTTAAACTTCGGAGCGCATAAAGTACCGACCTTCAAGGAGGCGAGAGGTAAGGATTGGATTCTATTCGGAGACGAAGGGGAATATAAAAACCGTTACCCTGAGTACCTTCTGAACCTTTATAGAAGAAGCGCAAAGCATCACGCTATTATCAACTCCAAAAAGGACTACGTGGTTGGTCAGGGCTGGTCAGTAGATGGGGAAGGGTTGGACACTATGGGGCTTGCAAGGCTTCAGCAGTTCATCAACGAACCTAATCAATACGAGTCGTTAAACGACATCCTTGAGAAGGTAGCACTTGACTACGAACTTTACAATGGCTTCGCCTTAGAAATCGTTTACAACCAACTGAACGACAAGATAGCGGCTATATACCACGCTGACTTTGCTCGGTATCGTTCAAATGAGGACGGTACAAAGTACTACTATTCTGAAGATTGGAAGAAGCACAACCCTGTCGTTGAGGAAATAGACGCTTTCAATTGGAAAGAACCGAGCGGCAAACAGCTACTTTACGTCAAAGGCTACTCACCTGACTGCAAATAC